CCCCCCCCCCCGTTTTGCAGCTTGAAAACGAAAAAAATCAAAAGCGCAGAAAGCGTTAGAAAACCATCCTAAACGGTTCTCGGCGGGGTTCGATTCCCCGCGTAGGAGCAGACACAAAAGACTATGTACAACAGCATTTTGAAACATAATAACGATTTGTGGGTATCGCAGGATTTCCTGGCCGGATCGGGCATCTCGGAGGATTACATCCGGGTGGCAAAATTGCGCTCGCGGCAGGGCTCTCCTTCATGGAAACACGAAACGATACAAAACAAGTGCTATTTCCGCTACTCGACTCTTCCACGCACTGCGGCAAACAAGCTCCCGGACGTGGCCGAGCTTGCTCAGGCGGCTGTGGAGGAACATGGCGATGTAGTAAACATTATTTCGCGCGCTGTTTACTCGACTTTTAAGCTATTTTTAAAAAACATGAGCGAGGAAGAAGCCCGCTCGGCAGCCGTGCTACACGAAGCGAGTATCTACGTAAAAAACAGCGGCATTTCATATTCAAAATCTCACTTTTTTGAGCAGCTTGCAGCCGAGATTGCTGTACAGAAACTCAAGTACCTTCCTACCACGTGGCGCAACCTGCGCGACAAGATACGGGCCTACTCGCAAGGGAAGCACATAAGCGATCTGGTATATGCAAAAAACAAAAAAAACAGCAACAGGAGCCTGTTTGCGAACAATCGCAACCTGCAATCCTGGCTGATCGACCTCGGCGAATCGGGTAAGAATTTCAGCTCCGCAACAATTTTCCGGAAAATCCGCCTGCGCTGCGAGCAGGAAGGCATGAGCGCCCCATCACAACGCTGGATATCGGACTGGCTGAATAACCCTTCGACACAGTTTCTCGTAAACCAGCGCTATGGCTCCGGATCGCGCTTTAATCAAAACTACCGGATATACACCCCAACGGCGTCGGCCATGTATGCCGGAGACTGCTGGGAGCTGGACGGTACTCGGGTTAATATTATAAGCCACTCGGTGGCCGTAGCGGATTCGGACGGAAAGCGCAAACGGAAGGATAAATATCTTTATATCATCGCTGTGCGGGACGTGATGAGCGGGCATATACTCGGATGGGAGTATTGTTACGAAGAAAGTGCCACAGCAGTAATAAACGCCTTGGCAATGGCCGCCGGAAACGCCGGCTATCTGCCTTACGAGTTGCGTTACGATAAGTTCCCGGGACACAACAGCGGAGAGTGGACTTGGCTGGAAGGCGAGCTGCGGAAAAAAGGCGTAACCATGACACAGACCGTAAAAGCGGAAGGCAAGGCGCACATCGAGCGATGGTGGGGCACACTGCAAGATGTTTTTATGTCGGAAAGCGACTTCTATTACGGCGAAGGTGTTCGATCGAGCAGGCGTTACGCACATCGATCGAAAGAGTACATAAAATCTATGCAGGACGAGTCCCGCAAGCGCGGCTTCAACTTTGACGACGCTTGCCGGGAAACGGATCGCATATTGTCCGCATATGTAAGCACCCCATTTTCTCACTACAGCCGCAAACACAAACACATTACACAGTCTCCATCGGAGCTTCATAACAGCTGTACGCATCCCTATTCGGTTTCGATGGACTATCCAAGCTACTGCAGACTATTCGGACTTCGTAAGAGTCTATCGATACGAAACTACATGATACGTACTGAAATTTACGGTGCGACATACTTCTATGGCATTGACGATGCCGGTATGGCAGAACACTATACAGGCATTAAGATCGAGGCCTGTTTCGACTTAGACAACCTCGACCAGGTACATCTTTTTGACCTCGACGGACAAGCTCTCGGAAGCTTCCGGCGCATCACTCCGGCACAGCAATACGGCCCTCAAAAGGACATGCGCGCAGTGGGCCGTATGAAGGCTATCGACAAGCAAGTTAAGAGCTTGCGCGAACAGCGCCGGGCCGCTTTACAGACCGGCGATTCCGAGGCGGTTATAGCGGACGAAGTAGGCGTACTGCTTGCCGGCAAAACACACAAATACAGCTACGAGGAGGCAGAAAGCAACTTCCTCATAAGCGAACTGGAGGACGAAGAACTGAAGATCGACATCCGGAATCACTACTAATTAATTAAATATTTTTCAACATGCTGACACACAAACAACACGAAGAAATCCTCGAACTAATCGACGAGGAAAAAAACCGCCTCGGCACCTTTTCGCAGGTAGCTAAGAAGTGCGGCGTAAGTACTACTACGATCTCACAACTACGATCCGGGACGTATGCCGGAAAGACGGACGGCATCATGCAGGAGATCGGACGCCGCTTGGGTTACGATTTCGCAACGGAAGACTGGGAAATCGCGGAAATAACCAACTACGAGATTATCATGCAGGTACTCAAGGACTCGCGCAACGAGTCGATGTTCATGGGTGTAGCTAACTGTGCAGGCTCTGGAAAAACGGCTACCAGTAGCGCTTTCCTCGGCAAGCATCGCAACCAGCCTGTTTACTTGATTCGTGCAAAGGAATGGAATGCGCACGCTTTTCTTATGCGTATTGCACAGGAGGCAGGCATCGGACTCCCTTCGTCCGGATATGTAAAGATAAACACACTTATTGAGCTTATTTCCGAGCATTTTAACCGCATCGCAAGCTCGAAGCCACTTTTGATTATCGATCAGGGGAACTCGCTTAAAGACTCGGCCTTGCGCAGCATTATACACCTGTTTAACGAGTGCGAGGACGTTCTTGGACTTACGATCCTGGGAACTGAAGCTCTCGAAACAACTATCAAGCGCGGGGTGAGGTTAAACAAGACCGGATACGACGAGCTCGACAGTCGTTTCGGGCGTGTTTACATACACCTTGTAGGCGCCAACCTGCTGGATTGCCGTAAAATCTGCACGGCAAACGGCATCGATGATCCGGACTTGCAAAAGAATATTTTCGAGAAGTGCGAACCGATAAAAAAATGCCTCGAAGGAGCCGACGGAAACAGCGTTTCCGTACGTGTCGTAGAAGACATACGACGCATCAAAAGACTGGTAAAATCCACCCGCTTAAAACAAAAGCACAATGGCTAAGAACTCTCCTCACGGTGTTTTTTTTGCCTTGCTGAATCGTATGCCGGGGGCGAGCAAAGAAAGCCTTGTATGGGCTTACAGCAACGGACACACAGACAGCTTATCGGCATTCCTGAAGGACGATCCACGGGGATACGATTTAATGCTTCGCGAGCTGCGCAAACGTATTGAACTGGAAGCTGCGCAAAGGACTAAGAAACTTCGTAGCGGAATCCTGAAGCGCCTGCAGCAGCATGGTATCGACACTACAGACTGGCACGAGGTAAACAGATTTTTGGAACACCCCCGTATCGCCGGGAAGCGACTCTACAGCATGAACGATGAGGAACTGAGCAAGCTTACCGGGAAGCTGGAAGCAATACTTGCAAAAGAACGCGAGAAACACAAAGAAACAACTCGATTATCGCAACTAAATTAATGAAAAACAAACAACTCGAACGCATGGCACTGGGACGTCGGGCCGCATACCTGCGACGCTGCATCCGCGCTCAGGAACTATTAGAGAAGCACGAAACCGGATACACGGTACGCATACGAATTTTTTACGATTGTATACAGCCGGAACTCCGCTGCAGCTACGCAACATTTAACAATATGCTAAACGAAAGAAACCCGCGTCGCGAACTCGAGAACATAATTAACGAACTACGCAACTTACAGGAACATTAATAATTAAAACCAACTTTTTATGATTACAAAAACACTTAAAAACATACCCGGAACGGGGTATTTTTGGGGCCTCTCGGCCGTATTTGTCGCGATGAGATTGCTGGGTGCTATCGACTGGCCTTGGTGCTGGGTACTTGCGCCGCTGTGGATACCCGCTATCCCCATCGCGACAATTACTATAGCATACTGTATAACAATACTTTTAACCCTTAAAAAATAAAAAAAATGGAGACATGTGAAGAAAAAACTAACAGAACTCTTAGGAACTTCGCAAGGATACCGCAATGGAACACGACGATGACAAAATCGGAAATCGATTTTTTTGTTTGAAAAATATTCAGATTCTATATTATGTAACGGACAATTACGAATAATCAGGGCCGAGCACATCGGAGGAGACAACTACAAGGTTTATACAATTAAATTTTAAATTAAAAAATTATGGCAAAAAGAGAAAAGAAAATCGTCCACACGGGCGTAACAAGCGAAGAAATGGAGCAGGCTTTTAGCGACTACGCAACCGCAGACGCACGGCTGGCGAAAATTAACGCTACCATGGACGTAAAATTTACCGAAATCCGCGACAAGTATGCGGACGAAATCGGCAAGCTAAGCGAGGCGAAGGACAAAGCCTTCGACGTAATGCAGGCTTGGGCAATGGAGAACCGCGACGAGGTGTTCGCGAAAAAGAAGTCTTACGAAAGCACGCACGGAGTTATCGGTTTCCGCACCGGCACTCCGAAACTGAAAACCCTGAAGGGCTTTACCTGGGGCGCTGTAACGAACTTATTAAAAGAGTTCCTTCCCGGCTACGTGCGCATAAGCGAAGAACCCGCGAAAGACAAGCTCCTTGCCGACCGGGAGCTCCCGGAAACGGTAGAAATGTTTGCGAAATGCGGTATCTCTGTCGTACAGGACGAGACCTTCTTCGTAGAACCGAAAAAAGAAGAGGTTGCCTAAACCTCCATCCCGGGCCCGCCTGACCGCGCCCCCGGGAGCAATCGGCGCAAGCGCAGCGGCGCC